GGCCGACAATGCCAGTGGCACCAGTATTGCCAGTAGTCCCAGTAGCACCTGTGCTACCTGTTGACCCTGTAGGGCCAGCGACTGTTGAGTTTGCACCTGTTACACCTGTATTTCCTTGAGCGCCTGTTGCGCCAGTTGGGCCAGTTGGACCTGGCACTGTTGAGTTAGCACCGGTAGAACCAGTGTTACCTTGTGCGCCAGTAGGTCCGGTAGGGCCTGTGTTTCCTTGTGGGCCTGCCACGGTGCTGTTAGCACCGGTAGCGCCAGTAGCACCTACTGGGCCAGTAACACCAATGTTACCTTGATAGCCTTGTGGGCCAATAACACCTAGCTCAATTATCTCATACTTTTGAGAGCCAACGTTATAGACGTTGGTTGTGATAGGGATTTGCACAACGCTTGTGCTAAGGCTTCCCTGATTCGATGAGACGTTAAGAACGCTAGTGGAGACAGGTATTTGAACAACGTAGGTAGGCGTTGTATCTGCCATTATTGCACCGTGCTTGCAGTTACTACAAATGCGCCTTGAAGGATTTGATAAACGTTATTGGATGGGTCTGTTACATTTAATGCGTAGGTATAGTTGCCAGCTGGAAGGTTGGCAGATGAAGTCTGAGTTGCTGTAAGAGCAATGTTAATTGTGCCAGTGGCAGCGGTAAGGGTAATCTTGCCATTGGCTGTAGACATTTCTACAATAAGGTTGTTGCTAACGTCGCGTACCTGCATGTCAGCCGAGTAGCCCGTAAGGTTGACAGGGGCATCGTTAATAAGCCATGATGGTGATAGGGCAAAAGTTGTGCTGTTGATGACTGTGATGTTATAGCGTCCTGGATTCACGTCTCTCCCTAAACCGTTGTAATATATGAGCCGTATCCGGCGTTAGTCAAAATCGTTGCTTCTACATCTGTAATGTAGTAGATGTGGCCACCGAGGTAGTAGTAATCAGCCTCAAGGGTTTGGTCTACACCTGGGGTACGGACACGAGTTACTGCTGTTCCATTAACAAGAAGCGTGTCCCCACGGGCAATACGAAAACGCCACATCAAACGGCCAAAACCTGCTGGGGTTTCATCAACCGCTGGTGGTGTGAATTGGTATACCATGTTTCTCCTTGTTAAGTGTGGTAGGCCCGCCCACTATCTGACGGGCCTATCACGGTGACTTAGTTAATTAAGCCTGGTGAATCGAAGAAGCTGATTCGATACGAACCAAGGAAGCGTCACGATAACGTGCCCATCCAAGAACGCCGTACCATCCGATTGGACGGAAACGCATCAACTTATCGACAACTGGTCCGAAGATAACATGTGGCTCTTCAGCTACAGCTTCTGCCAGTGCTTGCTTACCAGCGACGAGTGTACGGAATACACGAACACCACCAGTAGCGTTAACATATGAAGAAGTACCGAAGGTACCGCTAGAAGAACCAGCGCCTGTACCGTCAGCAAAGTTAGCCATACGAGGTGACTCAACGAACATTGCACCTTCGTAGGTTCCGATGGTTCCTGGCCAGAATTCGCCAGCACCAGTCTCGGAGTACTTGTGGTCATCACGCCAGCCGCCAACACCTGTCTCAGCGCGCAAGTCGTGTGAAACTTCTGGGTGGATACCAACCCAGTAGTACTCGCCTTGGCGTGGAACAGCCTTGTTAGCGCGGAGCTTAGCAACAGCCAAACGGATGTCGCGTGACTTGATAACGTCAGTTCCGAGGATTGACTTGTTGGTTGTACCGTTGGTGTAGGTACCAGCATAGGTTGAAACAGCTGAGCCGTTAACTTCTGCGATAGCATTTGGTCCACCGGTAAGGGTCTGCAACGCGACTGTATCAAGAGAGTCAGCCATGTTGAAGGCGATGATGTCAGCAATTGCTGGGTCAACATCTGAGAGTGAGAACAACTCAAGCTTACGGGTAGCAAGAGAAGCGTTACCGTATTCGTTGAGTGTTACGGAAACCTGTGTGGTGTTTCCGAGTGCAACTGCATCTGGGTCTACGTCCTCAGATAGTGCGGTTGTAGCAGCAGCCAAATCTGTGTAAATCTGGAATACTACTGAAGAACCAGGCATAGCCTGTTGTACTGGCTTCTTGTCTGCGACATCGCGGACGAGAGGAACAGCACGGAGAGCGAATTCTACATAGCGGTCATAGGCGGTTTGTACTAAGTAGTTACCTAGTGAGCCAGATGACGAGTCTGTGTATGCGTTGCTCATGCGTTCACCTTCTTTCTATAAGGTTTGTGCGGATGGGTTTAATTGCCGCGAGTGAAGCGTGTAGTTGGGTTGCCGGTCAATGCGTTCAACTCATCAAGAGTTTTAGCTCCAGCCAGCTTTGCGGCCAAATCTTGGTCGCGGGTTGGAGTACTTGCATTCTGAGTAGCAGCGTTAATACGCTGATATGAGGCAACTTGCGCTTGCGATTCCTCGCTTGCTTGAGCAGCTTCTTCTGGCTTTGCGAAACCGAACACGTCGGCATTCTCGCTGAGCCATGAGTCAATCTGCTCTGGCGTACTTACGTCGCCAGGTATGAACTTGGCTACCTTGTCAGGTACGCCTTTCTGTGCCAATACTTCCTTGACGGAGCGTGAGCGTAGGTCAGACTGGATGGCAGCCAATTGTTCTGCCAGCTCTTTCTTTTCCTTCTCTGCTCGCTTCAATGCCTTGCGAAGATTCGCAGGACCGTTTGCATCTTGAGTATCTTCGATATCATCGAAGTCATCGTCTTCATATTGGTTTGCCATGTGGCACTCCCTTTTCGTTAGTTGTGACGCAGGCCGCAACGCATCTCAGGGGAAAGATGTTTGGCTCCTACTACCAGTCTTAATACACGTCATCCATGCTGGTCAGTGGTGACGGATTCTTATGTTAGGAAACGCCTTCTTGCGCTCCAAGTAAGCTGCCCTTTGAGGCTCCAGCTGAGCCACCAAAGGCGCCGGATTCTTGTGCCCTGAGGCGGGTTAACTCAGCTTCAGCTTGCGCTGCTCCCTGAGTACCAAAGGTTGCTGCTCCTAGCTGGCCTGCAACATCGCCAGCTTGACCGTATCCGGTGTAGCGGCTAGCTAACGATTGAAATGCTGGAGTCTGTGCAGCAATCTGCTGGAATCCTTGAGCTGCTTGGGCTTGACTTACGCCTTGTGCTGCAAGTGACATAGCGCTCAGTGGGCCAGTACCGCCGTAGGCGATGTTAGCTCCGGCACGAGCTGCTTCTGCTCCGATAGTAGCTGCGTTATATTCCTGTTGGATAACAGGTGCTGCCACCTTTGGGTCAAGCAAGTGCGTCATCAAAGACGCTGTGCTTAGGCCATACTGAGCTTGAAGCTGCTGAATAACTTGTGGGTCCTCGTTCTGAATAGCAGCTGTAGCTGTATCTACACGCATCTTAACTTCAGCTGGTGAGACGTCCATAGCCATGAGGTTGCCGAGGTAATCGGTAGTCATCAATGGGCTGTTGTTTGGAATACCAGCCATTGTCATTACCTGCTTGTAAGACTGCTCATTCTGAATATAAGTAGCTGGGTCGAGAGGCTGCAAGCCTGCTGCGATACGAGCTTGGTTGCCGCTAAAGCGGGTTTGCCATGCGCTGACAAGGCCAGTTGCAGCTGACAGCTGACTGTCGCTGAGGCCCAACTTCTTTACAGCTGTTACTGGGTCTGAAGAGTCAATGACGTTGGTAATGGTTGTCATATCTAAACCATTTTGCATCATGGCTACGATGCCATTTGCGATATCGCCGGTGAGGCCGTAGCCAGCAAGAACAGCTGCACCTTGGGTAGCAGCGTCTGTAATGTTGGCGGCCTTTACTGCAGCTGCGTTATTAGCATCTGTAGTCTTTTGAGCAGTTGTTGCCTTTGCTACTGCTGCATCGATATCAGCTTGAGTAAAGCCAGTTGATGCTGGAGGAGTAGCTGGAGGGGGTGTCGAAGGTTGAGGTGTTGTTGCTGGTGGAGTAACGGCAACTGCAGCTTTTGGAGTATTAGCTGCTACAGCGCTAGCGTCTCCGCCAAATTGCGAGCTTGGAAGAGCGGCGTTACTTGCTCCACTGCTTTGGTCTGCTGAGCGCGCCATTAACCGAGTCCCATCTTATTAATCAATTGGTTGATGCCACCAAGGATTGTTGTGTGAGCATTCTGCGTCTTGAGCCATTCGGGTTGAGAACGAACCTGATTGGCAAAATCGTAAAGGTTAGTAGCGGTGCCGTTAGCATCTCCGGCCATAGCCTTAGATACCATTGCGCCATATCCTGTAGCTCCGCCAAGCTGAACATCGGCTGGGCTTACCTCAAGCAGGCTTTGAATGGTATTAACATAAGGCGAAGCCAAGTCGGATACTTTAGCGCCAGCGTTGATTTGGTCAGCAAAAGGCTTGTATGTATTTATGGCTGCAGTCTTGTACATCTGCTCGTACTTCTGCATGGTTGCTGGGTCGTTCAGATTAGCTCCGCCTGCAGCTTCTTCAAGAGCTTTTTGCTCAAAGTTTTTGCTTGTGCCATCTGGGCTAAATTGTCCATACACTCCATATTGCTGAGCCAATGACTGGAGGTTTGTGGAAAATTGTCTGATTGTACCGCCAGGACCAGTGGTAGGGTCAATAGTACCATAGTTGGCCATCTGCTTGGTGATTTCAGCATCTGTAGCATTTGGGTGCTGCATCAACCAGTTAGTCATATCCTGACCTGAATCAACTGCGTTTTGGTCAAGGACTGGGGTTGACTTGATGTCAACCTGTTGACCCAATTGCTGAGGAGTCAAAGACATGCCTAGCGATTTGGCTATACTTGCAATGCGGGTTTGAGCTGCGTTGTAGTCTGTGTTGTATTGCTCAGGCGCAGAGATGCGCTTAATCTCAGCAAGGCCGATGTCACCAGGGTGGGTTTGTGCCCACTGGGTATTGGCAAACTGGGTGGTAAATTGGTCCTTGCCCCAGTCATTCTTAATGGCTTGGTCAAGCAAGCCACCAGGTCCACCAAGTTCTGGAACGGACATAATAAACTTTGCCTGTTGGCCATACTTAGCAATGAAGTCCTGCTTGATTTGGTCAGCAGTTTCAACCTTGCCGTTGGCGTAATATGTACCTTGGTATCGACCAGTAAATGGATTGCCCTGGAAGTTTAATACGCCCTTGACGTTTTTGTAATCCCCGCCACCGGAGCTAGTAGCAGCTGGTGGGGTTTGGCTGGCAGGAGGTGTTGAGGCGGGAGGGGTTGCTGGAGGTGTAGCTACAGGAGTACCCGCTGCCTTCTTTTTAGAAGCAGAAAAATTAGTTGGAATAGTAGACTGTCCGCTGACAGTCTGTGGAGTCATGGGTTGCTTTGTGCTAGCTTCAGCCGCTGGTGGGTTAAATGTACCACCGGAATTGTTTGGATTGTTATAGTCCTGCTCGCCAGAAGCTTGTTGAGTTGCTTCGTTGAAATTTTGCTGAAGGTTCCATTGATTGACAATGGACCGACGCTGTGAATTTGTTAGCGTGCCACCATGAGCCTTTGTCTCAGAAGCAAGCATTTCTTCCAAAGTGGTTGATTGAGACGCTGCCTGTGGGCCAAAGTCTTGAACGGCTTGTTGCGGGTCCTTTTCGTACTCAGCTTGAATTAAACGACGAGCAGACGCACTACGGCCTTTAAGCAAATCTTCTAGTGTAG